GACCGTAATAGATTTAATCAACGGAAGATGATGGCTGTAATGATGCTAATATGCTTTTCAAGGGCTATTGTTCCAACTAAAGTAGAAAACAATAAGAGACCATTTCGGTACTCAGTTGCTTCTATTGTTAATGGGAACAAGAAAAAGCCTTATACTATTCCTAAAGAATTTATTAATAGATTTATTCTTGTTAATAGATTCCGTGGTTATTATAAGGTAGATATCCAAAAGGATGCTTACTTTTCGATGAAAAGTAGCCCCTTTGGTTTATCTATTGTTAGTACTTGATATAGTATATTAGGTTTACCATACTCTTTAATTCAATCAATAATCAACCTTACTGGTAATGATTATCGTATTGATCATATTTATAATTTTTCTTTTAAAAATTATGAATTACTTAAAGAGAAGAAACTTGTTAAAGTTTCTCAACCTGGTAAATTAGCACTAGTTTTTGATGCTGAACTTAAAGTTCGTGTCATTGCTATGCTTGATTATTATAGCCAATTGGTTTTAAAACCAATACATTCTCATCTTCTGAAGTGTTTGGAATCTTTAGACTGTGATAGAACCTTTACACAGGATCCTAAGTTTTCGGTTCCTCTAGACCCAAATCATCAGATTTGATCTTTAGATTTGAGTTCAGCTACTGACAGGTTTCCCGTTATCCTTCAAAAGAAGGTTATTAGGGCCATCTTTGGACATAATATTGCCGAAGATTGGTATAATCTGTTAGTAAATAGGTTGTACGCTCGACCAGGACATATTTGTTCTGGTACTGAGGCACAGGAAGATAATTTTGTTTCCTATGCAGTCGGACAACCTATGGGAGCCTATTCAAGTTGAGCAGCATTCACTCTTACCCATCATCTATGTGTGCACTGATGTGCACACTTAGAAGGTTTTGACCTTATGTCCTTCAAGAATTATATAATCCTTGGGGATGACATTGTCATTAACCACGATGGAGTAGCAAAACGTTACACCAAACTTATGAATAAGTTAGGTGTTGAGGTTTCTGCTAGTAAAACACATGTATCTAATGATACTTATGAGTTTGCTAAGAGGTGAATATTAAATGGTCAGGAAATTACTGGTTTACCTTTAAGAGGTGTTTTCAAGAATTTGAATCACCCTAAAAGGGCCTATACAATCATTTTTGATTATATAAGAAAGACCGGTCTTTTCTGTTCCCCGAAGTTGTTCACTAGTTTAGTTTATAATGGTCTTTCTATTTCAAGAAAGGGTAGACGATTTAGTCTACGTTCTTTTGAGAAATATATCTACCATTATGATAAGGCAGTTAGATTCAAACATGGTCTTATGACTATGAATGAGTTGAGATCCTATCTTGCGGATTTAAATCCGAAGATAGAACTACCTGAAG